ATCTTTCATATTGTCCCTTCCTCCGCTATATGTCAGTTTTACAAAACTGGTTTGCATTTATTTGACCACTGTTTATCTGGATATTTTGAAACAAATTTTTCACAATCATTCCGATTTTCTATGTACGAAAAGAAAAATCTCCCACAGTCTGAACATTTCCTCTGGATTTCTAAATATCTGATATCATTACCATTTGGCCCATGTGTCCAATGCCAACAAATAACTTCACTGTTTTTATGCTTGCAAAACAACTTTTTGATAAAATTCATAGCTGATCTCCTAAACCTTAATTTTCTTGTTTGTATTCTTCTCCGCAAAATGGACACTTTGATAACATTAAAGGAATTTCCTTTGTCCTTTTCTTTCCAAATTCTCTGCAAGTAAAGGATAAATACACTCTACCTGAAAGCAATTCTACCGGAGGGTCTACATTTACATATCCCCCAGCTTCTTTTATTTTGTAACAAATTTCTTTAATACAATCACACATATTCTCCTCCAAATCTCAGTTTAACTTTGTACAATTCAAAAAATCATCTGGTCCATTTTTGGTAAATGATACATTCAATTTTTTACAAAAATTATATGGCAAAACACCATGTGTGATAATCTTCCGATGTTCACAATTCAAACATTTCTTCGGACATTTTCTATCCGCATACGCTTTCTTGTCTTCATCTGTCATATTTTCCTCTAAATCTTAATTCTCTCTAATAGCCTGTCCACACCATTTGCAATGCCCTGCAAACAGATCTGCATCTCTTAGCCCGCTACCACATTCAGGGCATTCGTATTTTTCTCCCATTGCCCAACAACTTGGCAAAGCAACCTTCGGAGTTTGTTTTTCCAATGCCTCATATGCCAGTTCCAGAGCTTCATACTGGTCGGTTGTAGGCGCACCCTTATGCATACGCTTGATAATATCAATGGCCTCTTCTGGCTTCATGCTTTATTTCTCCAATCTCTCGATACAACAACTACTTGTTTAATACCACAACTGTTTACAACAACTTACCCTTTCTTGCCCTGATACGCCTCCGGCAGCGGCATCCAGGCAATAATCCTCACCGACTCATCACCCAGATGCCAGGAGCCAGCATAATACTGCACAAAACAGCATCTTTCTCTGTATTCGTCCCAGCCGATTACACTATTAAGAGATTCTTCCGGTAGCCTCTCCTCCACCGGGATCCAGCGGTGCTGTTTCTTAAGCCGTTCGATTTCTTCCGGTGTCAGCCCGGTATCCTCATACGCTGCCAACCGCTCAACCAGCTCATCTTTCTTATTTGGGCTCCAATATCCCGTCTTGATCCCGCTACTGCGGGGATGTGTTAATCTCTCCATAGCTCTTTTCCTTTCCTGCCCGGCATACACCCGTAATGGATATGCTGCTCTGTTCCTCTCCTTGTTTTGATATACACATGATCCCCGGCTATATCCTTCCCGCATATGCTGCAGATATAGACCGGTTCACTCTTTGGCTGTCTCATTTTCCTGCTCCCCTCCTACTTCTGGCTTCCAGCTGGTCCATCAAGTTCTGGATCTGGTGTACAACCAGTGGACAGTTCCTGTACTTTTTCCGCAGCCCTTTCTCTTGTTCCACGATCTGCTCCCATTCCTCTGACTGGGGAATCGGTACCCGATGGTAATACCTCAGCCAAAAACTGTTATACACATCGTTGTAGATCCCTTTCACTTCCTGATCGGTCAGAATCTCCACATCATCGTAGGTCATAGGCTTTCGATCCTTACATAGATCCCCGGCACCTCCGCCCAGAACTTTTCTGCAAGCTCCGATGCTACCAGGGCGTCATCCTTCCAGTATCCGCAAGCTGTCATGCAATCCTTTAAAAGCTTCTGCAGGTTGTCTGTATCCGGCTTCGTGGTGCGGTATGTACCGTCTGCCTGCTTCCCTCTTGGAAAACACCATCTTACCACCAAACGGACCCCTTCCTGGTACGGCTGTACCGGCCGATGCTTTGCCAGATTCCCCATCAGCTTCTGCCGTGCCGCTTTTAATTCTGGCGGCTCATAAAACACCGGCCTGCCCTTTACCACATGGATCTGTTTTTCCTGATGGGTAACAGTCGGTGGGATCATTGCCATAAAAAATTCTGTCGTATTAGTTTCCCATTGTTCACAGGTATCATCCATGAACCGGAAGTCCGACCTGTGCTCGCTTTCCCCATTGCAGCACACTCCGTCAAACTGGGAATACCACTTACAGGTGCAGCAGTATTTTTTTATTTTCATTTACTTTACTCCTTTAAAGTTTGAAATTCTTGTTTTATTCTTTCAACGGGCTTTGTCATCGGGGAAGGGGAAGGGAACGGGCGGGCTCTGCTTTCAGCCCGTCCATTCCTACCCCCGTGACCACGCGTAAGCGGGGGAAAATTATATATTTATATATGTGTCTTCCCCGCCACACGGGAAAGACATAAAAACAAGTCTTTCCCGCACTGCACACGCTCAACGGGGAGGACTGTTTTTCAGCCTTTCCCGCAAACCCCCGCTTGACGGGGAAGGCTTAGCTTTCAGTCTTTCCCGTGCCGGCTTTTTTGTGGATAACTCCATCCTCAATCACATATCCGCCATGCTCTTTCACACGGTCACGGACCGAACGCTCTGCAATCCCCAAGTAGGATGCCACATCTTTTACCGCCGGATCCTCTCCGAAATTCCCATTTTCAATGGCATCTTCTAATGATTTTTTTCGCTCCTTTTTCCGCTCAGCAGCACTCTGTTTATTTTTCGCTGCACCTTTTTTCCACGGCGGCATCTCTGCCTCCGGCTGGATGTCTCCCAGCACTCCTACCGCATCTATCTGATGGACCGGATAGCTGAACCAGGCATTGACTGCCGAAAACTTTGGAAACTCCCTCAGTGTTCCCTCGATCCGCCACGCCGTCAGCCCCCTGGCCCGTTTCTTTGCCTCTTCCACGATGCGCTGCAAGTTCAGCCACTGCCACTTGTCCAGCCGGTTCTCGCAGTAATTCATCATCTGGTAGGCGCTGCACAGGTCATCCTCTGAAAGGTCATCCTCCCACTTAAAATGGGCGTCCAGATACTGTTTACAGGCCCCGCAGACTGCCTTGTTTTCCTCCGCCTTTAAGACATCCTCTGACAGCTCCAGCTCGATCATGTCGAGCATGGCATCCGGGTCGCGGGCGAACACTCCGGAACCGGATGCACGGTCCATGGACTTCTTTCCGCCCTGACTGCCCTTGCTGTGGTGGTGGCAGTAAATGGTGGCAACCTTAAGTTCCGTACACACCTTGTCAAACTGATTGCAGAAGTTCGCCATCTGGTCCGCACTGTTCTCGTCCCCGGTGATGACCTTATAGATCGGGTCAATGATAACTGCAATGTAATTCTTCTTTGCCGCCCTCCGGATCAGCATCGGGGCCAGCTTGTCCATGGGCCTTGACTTTCCCCTCAGGTTCCATATGTCAATGTTTTCCAGATGCTCCGGCGGCAACCCCATGGCCTGGTATACGTCCTTGAAACGGTGCAGGCAGCTGGCACGATCCAGCTCCAGGTTTACATACAGTACGCGCCCCTGTGCGCACTGCCAGGAGAGCCATTTGCGGCCTTCCGCAATGGCAATGCACAGTTCGATCAGCAGGAAGGATTTGCCGGCTTTGGAAGGGCCTGCGATCAGCATCTTATGGCCCTGGCGGAGCACCCCTTCAATCAGACAAGGGGCCAGCTCTGGCATCTGCTCCCACACATCCCCAAGGCCTTCCGGGTCCGGCAGGTCGTCATTGACGCTTTCGATCCATTCCTTCCATTCTTCCCAGCTTTCCTTTCCGATATTGGTATCTACCAGGAACTGTTTCTGGCTCCCTCTCATAACACCCGGCATCCGGGACAGACGGGACGGGTTCCGGTTCTGCTGGTCGATCTCCAGGCCGTTCCTGCGGCAGATGTCATACAGGTAATCCACCCGCCTGCGGTACTCCCCGTAATCCGCCGCATCGATCCGTACAATGGCATGGAGGCTTTTCCTGCCCGAATGGACCAGGCAGGCCACCGGCAGCTCTAGTTCCCGGATCAGGGCGTGCTGCTTGCCGATCTCCATGCTGTCCGATTCTACTAAGGCATAACGGTATTCAGTCACGTTTTCATTCCGGACGCCTTTCCCGTCCAGGGGGTTGAAACGGATCCATGCGCCCGCCTCGCTGTTATAATCCCCCAGGACTTTCCCTATGTCCCCTCCGCAGGCAGATAATGCCTCGATCAGCTCCCCTGCCGTGCGGTCATATGCGCCTTTATCGGCCGGCAGCCATTTTTCATCCTTCTGCCAGCTCTTTACCACATACCCTACGTTTTCCCCTGCCTCAAACAGGGCCTCCAGGTAACGGATCAGCTCGTCCGCCGGGTTCCATCTTGACGGCTCCTGCACGTCCTTGTCTTCCACCCAGTTGCTGTCCACCACCACGCCTTCGGCTGATATGGCATCATCCCATCCAAGGGCCACACCCGGGTCACAGGGAGGCATCCATCCCTGTTCCCTTGCATACTGCACAAGGGTCCCTCCGGTCACCGGGGAGCCTGACCCATGGAACCCCGCCCATTTCTTCCGGCATTCCCCAGGATGGTACCTACCGGGGTCCCTGCGGCTCCAGGCATCCCAGACGTCCACGCCGTATCCCTCGATCTCCAGAGCCATCCCCACGTTCACCCACTGCTGGTAATCCAGTTCAGCCGGTTCTATATGATCCAAGACCTCCAACAGGTCATACTGGTTATGTTCCATGTCTTACTGCTCCTTATTTCTCTGGTATATACGTCCCAGGGTCCACACCCGGAGGCGCCCCTCTCCATCCCATTGCCGCGATCCGGTCGATCATGTGCTTTCCTGCTTCAAAGCTCCAGGTGCCTACATGGCGGAATCCGTACTTTTCCAGGCACCGGATCTGCTTCGGGGTTGTGAGCCCTTCTTCCTGCCTTTTATGGAGTCGGTCCAGGATCTTGCCTGCCTTCCCTGCGTTGTCGATCTCATCGGGAAGGATCCCCCGTTTTTCCAGCTCCCGTTTCTGGCTGTCCGACGGCGGGGCCATCTCCCACCCGAAGGCAGGTACATACCCGGCCAGGTCTTCCGCCTGGATGCTCATTTCAAACTGCAATGGATCCACCAGCTTCTTTTTACGGTTCTTCATCTCCGCCAGCTGCTTGGCAAGGGATTCCTCACGCTCTGCGATCACATCCTCGGAAGCCCGTTTCTCCGCCTCCTCCAGGTCCACCGGACAGCCGGCGGATTCCTCCAGGTTTTCGGTCATCTTCCGGGCCACTTCCTTCTTCTCGCAGATCAAGTCTGCCGGGTGGCACAGCTCATGGCGCTCCGTATGCCACAGGAAATCCAGCAGAAGGAGATGGTCCTTCCCTTCGCAGAGTCGGGTCCTACCATCTGGCTGTACAGGCTCCGTACCTTCGTAGGGCGCAGTACGATCACACAGTCAACAGAGGGGCAGTCCCATCCTTCCGTCAGTAGCATGGAGTTGCACAAGACGTTATAGTCCCCCCGGTCAAAGGCTTCCAGCACTTCCGCCCGGTCCTTACTTTCCCCGTTTACCTCCGCTGCACGGAAGCCCTTTTCGTTCAGGACCTCCTTAAACTTCTGGCTGGTCTTTACAAGCGGGAGGAACACCACTGTTTTACGGTCTTTACAGTATCTCTCCATCTCATCCGCGATCTGGTACAGGTACGGGTCCAAGGCGGTTGCAATATCGCCTGCCTTAAAGTCCCCGGACTGCATGGATACGCCGGACAAATCCAGCTGCAGCGGGATTGTCAGGGCCTTAATCGGGGATAAATATCCTTCCCGGATTGCCTTTGGCAGGGTATATTCGTAAGCCAGGCTGTCAAATACCTGTCCAAGGTTCTGCATGTCCCCGCGGTCCGGTGTGGCTGTCACGCCCAGCACATGGGCCGAATCAAAATGCTGCAGGATCTTCTGGTAGCTGTCTGAAATGCAGTGGTGGGCCTCGTCAATGATGATCGTGTTAAAATAACCGGCCGGGAACTGTCCCAGCCGTTTCTCCCTCATAAGGGTCTGGACAGACCCGACGGTGATCCGGAACCAGCTCCCCAGACAGGACTGCTCCGCTTTTTCTGTTGCACATCCCAAACCGGTCGCTTTCCCGATCTTATCCGCTGCCTGTTCCAACAGCTCCCCCCGGTGGGCCAGGATCAGCACCCGATCCCCGCGGCGCACACAGTCCTCCGCCACTTTCGCAAACACCACAGTCTTTCCGCAGCCAGTAGGGAGGACCAGGAGCGTCTTTTGGACGCCCTTATCCCACTCCTCAAAAATGGATTCCCTTGCTTCTTCCTGGTAAGGTCTTAATTCCATCAGAATACACCTGCCTTAAACTGCTTCGGTTCCGGGGCAAGATACTTGCTTACCCGGTTATTCTTCTTTAGGTTTCCGTTTTTATCCTTATATTCATTGACCGTGATCTCTGCCATTCCGCGGGATCCGGGGACGGCGTTCCAGTTCGGACGCAGTGCTTCTCCCTTCTTTTTCTGGCCGATGCATAAGAAGAACTGACTTAACAGCCATTCCATCTTGCTGTTGAGCTTTAAGCTCTCAAAAACCTGGTGCTCCTTGCCATCATTATCTACAATCACTAATGTCAGTTCCGCAGTATTGCAGGCGCACATCTTGTCGCTTCCAGGGAATCTCCCTCTCTGCATCGTGCGTACCTCAAATTCATAGGTGCCTTCCGGTAACGGCTCAAAGTCCGCGCCCTCGTTTTCAATCTCATCATCCCATCCAATTTCCTGTCCTAAATCTGCCATTTTTCTGTTCCTCCTGTTTAATTAAACACCAATGCGTCTTTTTCCTTCATTTCCTTGATCGCTGCATATACCTGATCCCAGGATGCAACCAGAAGCCCGTCAATGATTCCCGGGTTCTGGGTTTCAAATTCCCAGATGGGCGTCCCTTCGGTGACATAACCCTTTGCAAATACTACGTTTTCCATATCCCACTCACACACGTCATTTGCTGCCATCAGATCCCTCAGCTTCTTGGGTATCCTCGGGTCCAGATTCACGCACTCATTCCTAACTGGTGGCGCTGCTTTCTCTTCCTTTTCAGGCTCCTCATGGCTCTTGTTACTGACCGGAGGGTCTGCTGTTTTAGGCGGTGCCTGTACTGGCGGGATTGGCGGAGCTGCCTCTTTAACAGGAGGTGTTTCTACCTTTTCCGGTGCCCCGGAGGGTTCTATGATATGCCGGATCCCTGCATACTCAAAGGGCAGTTCTTCCGGCAGCCCGTACCGGTTCTTTGCATCCCAGCAGCAGTGGTGGGCCGTATAC